CAATATAGAAACCAGTAATACCCATACCATTACCCATATTTCCATATTGTCCATAACCTCCTGCAATACCTGTGTCCAATGTACCCAAATTACCATACAATGCAGCCTTTGTGGTAGATGGAGTTATATACATAACCTTATTTATTTCTCTTCCTGCTGGTACAACATATACTTGTTTTCCTCTTTCAATTTGGAAGAAATCTTTTTTCAATTCCCATCTTGTTCCTCTTTGCTGCAAGCCAACCTCTTTTGAAAACCACTCAGACCAATCCCTTGACCAATCAAGTGTTCTTGTACTTAAGGCAAAAGCAAGGTCAGCAGGATTATCTATTAGTTTGTTATTTCCCATCATATTAAGCCACTGAGATTCAATAACCCAGTTGAGAACATATGAGGCATAATCTCCAACTGCTATTGCTAACAAGTCACACAATTGTTCATCTTCTAATTGCACCGGTCTGATAGGTGCGCCAAGGGCCGTTTTCACAATTCTGAATAAATCTACTAATTCCTGTGTAATTTGCATTTTTTACATATTTATTAATTACTTATAAATATTAATTATAACAAAAAAGGTAGTGATTTCTCACTACCTTTATTCGTCAAATGTATCTTCCTCAACGAAATCTACATCAGCCTCAGTAATCTCTGTTGTAACAGAGCCGTCTTCTTTCTTTCTCTGTTTCTCCAGATTTTCAAGAATGTACTTTATATTACTCTTCTTATATGCATCAATATCATTTTCTGAAATTAATCCATTATGTACACAAGCCATTGTTCCCTCATATGTTACATTCCAAGGTGTAGGTAACTGGTTCTTAGTAACCTTAATCTTTGTGACAATTCCATATTTGAAATTCTCGCCCTTAGAAGTTGCTTTTAATTCCTTCACAGCGGCTTTTGCAACGCCTCCAAGGTGAATAATTAGTCTGGCGCCATAATACATAGTCTTACCACCTTTTAACTCAATAGAAGGCACGCCAGGCATTCCATTCATTGAATCATTCCATATCTTATTAACGCAGAAGAATGTGTTTGTGTATGGTTCACTGACCTTTCTTGATGAAGGTATTCTGTTGTTAATAATATTGTTAAATACCTGTGAAATTGCACCTGCATCAAACATATTATTTCCTGACTTACTTGTATAAGATTTGTAAGATTGTATTGAACCAATACTATCCCATATAAAGCATAATGGCCAAGGGCATTCTCCATTTTCCTGCTTATCAAGGAAATCATTTATACCATATGCAATATCTTCCAATACCGCTTCTTTTCTTTCCTTTGACGTTTCCTTACCAGCAGAATAATCCATTTTACCATATTTCTTAGCTAATCCTTTTGTGTCAAGATAAACAAAAAAGCCTTTATAATTTATGACTCCTTCTGTTACTTCGCCCGTTTCATCATCAAGGATTTCTCCATATACTGGTTCTGCTTCTACTCCGCAGTCAATGGCATATTTCCAATCGAAATTACCCTCAGTTTCAAAAATAATTGGTAAAATACCTTGTTTCTGGCAAGCAGCAATAAGGCAATTCTTAATTGTTGACTTACCTGTATTTGACCATCCTGTAGCAATTGTTAAATATCCCTTTGGAATACCAGGTAATTTCACAGCATTTTCAAAAGCAGGAGGTAAAATAATGAATTCTGTTTCCTTTTCTGCGCTTGACATCTTTAATTCGCTGAGTTTAATTGGTTCTTTCTTCTCTTCTATTCCGAAGCCCCAACTATTTTTTAAATCATCAATGTTAGGCTTGCTAAATGTCTTTTTCTTTATTGCTTGTTTCATAACTTATTCTTTTTCTCCCATTATTGTTTCACGTATTAATTTCTTCCAGTCTTTTCTGCAAATTGCGTGATAAAGGTCATCACCACCAACCAATATTTGGCTTCCCTCAGTAATTATCTTACCTTCTGGACTAAATCTTGCATTAATTGATGCTTTATTCCCACAATCACAATATGACTTTATTTCCTCCAATTCATCAGCAAGTTCAAATAATCTCTTTGATGCTGGAAATAATTTGCTTTTAAAATCAGTTCTTAACCCATAGCAGATAACCTCAACGTCCATAAAATCAACCACATCTGATAATTGGTCTATTTGTGCCTCTGTTAAAAATTGGCATTCATCTACCAATATCCATTGTATAGGTTTTGTAAATGTGGCCATTCTTAAACGATAGTTATCCTTCACAAGGTCAAATATATTGTCATTTGTTCCAACTGGAATACATTTCATTTCAACTCCAATCCTTGATTTGACAACATTTTCTCCATCACGTGTATCAGCGGATGGCTTTAAAAGCATAAAAGAAATATTCTTTTCACTAAAATCATGCGCCAACGATAAAAGCCTCAAGGATTTACCTGAACTCATTGGCGCATATACAAAACGTAACTTTGCCATTAACTATTTATTTTCCTTATTATATTAGAAAGGTAAATCATCTTCACTTTCTGAAAGTGCTTCCTTTACCTCTTCTGTCATTTCGGAATAGTCCCTTGTTTGTTCTGTTAATGCTTCTTTAATCTTAGCCTCTTGAACTTCAATGTCCCTTGCTTTCTTTTCTTCTGCATCAACATACTTGTTTAGTTCTACATCAAACACTGGAACGCCTCCACAAGCAACAATCTTCATATAATCGTAAGACTTAACGGTATAAACTTCATCCCATTTCTTCTGGTCATTTATCCAAGCCATACCCTGCTCATACGAATCTGTTAATGGAGATTTATCTTCATCGTCAACAACCTTAATAACAGTCTTACCATTTTGGTCTCTAGTTAATGTGATAATTAAATCCTTACCATCATTAACATCAAAGATATTGCTATCCTTTCCCTTTCTTTCTGCTGACTTCTTTCTTTCAAAATAGATATTCATGATTTTATCATAAACTCCATCTTTCTTTGCTGAGTCATTGAAAAGCCAAAACTTCACACCGTCTTCTTCATGGTCTCTTTCAATACATCTTACAATCCATGCTGCTTTTGCACGGTTCATAAATTCAACATCGCCGTACTTATCCTTTTCAGTTTTAACGTCAGTTGATTGCCTTAATTTCTTTGCCTCTGCTGATACCTCACAGAATGGGCACTTGTCACCCATCTTATTATGAGTTGGGCACACGAAAGTACGCCAACCTCCAGGGCTTAACTCCTTGTTGACCTTAACTGTGTGAATAAAAACTTTCTTGAATGGGCTACCGCCTTCCGTAGAAAATGGAAGAAGCCTAATTGTAAGTGTCTTTGTGGTTTCTCCAGAACCTAACCGTGCTTGAAGATAATTTTTAACGTTAAATTCTGTCTTTTTCTTTTGTGTTGTCACCTTGTGTTCGTTTGCATACTGCTCTGCTACAGCTGCTGCGTCAACATTAACGCTTAAATTCTTTGTTTCACTCATTGTTTAAAAATATTAAAATGCGCAATACTAGCGCTTAAATTTCACTATTGCAAATATACAAAAAAATAATTTAAAAAAGAAATATTTTTCCTATATAAATATCACGAAATATCAAAAAATGCAGCCATTCCTGACTGCATTTTGTATATTACAGGCCAAAAATCTTTTTTATATTTTGGTCTAAATCATCAGCAATAGAGAATGTATCTTCAATTTCTCTTTCTGTGAAATCGTCCACATCATTATTAGTAATCACATACTCATTAGTGGTAGGTTCTCTATTGTCAGCGTATGCGTCATATCTACCCTGTTCTGCCTTATCGTTCCAGAAATCAGTAGGCCTAATCTTAAATGGGTATGAATCCAAAGAACGAAGATTCAACTTTTCAGTTTGAGTTGGATTTCTCTTTTCAAATTCCTTTCTTAAATCAGCAATCTCTTGGTTATTCTTATCGAACATTGACTGCAATGTTTCAATTGCGCCAAGTAGTTTGTCAATTCTAGTATCTACTCTTCCAAGGTCACGACCAACTGAATTGACCTTATCATTAACCTCTTCTTGTGCATCGGTTAAATCTTGAACGTCAATTACATCGTCTTCCTCTTCTGGTTCTCCTTCTTCCATTGAATCACCCATTGGTGGCATTCCATCGCCCATTGGGTCTGCTCCTGCATCAGGGCCTCCTGCCATAGGGTCTGCACCAGGCATTCCTCCATTAGTGTCTTGCCCACCTGCCATAGGGTCGCCGTCAGGTGCGCCACCGCCCATTTGGTCTCCACCCATAGGGTCGCCTCCTGGAGTGCCACCAGGTGCGCCTCCACCCATTGCATCAGGTGAAGGTGGCATACCTCCGCTTCCCATTGGGTCTACACCAGGTGCGCCTCCTTGCTGTTGGTCTTGATTTTCATCATCACCGGCTTCCTCTATTGGGCTATATCCCAAAGCCTCTCCAATGGCACGCTTAAAGCGTAGGTGTGCTTCAAACAGGTTATTTTCTTTTAAATACTTATAATTTGTCATTGAAATTAGTCAACTAAAAGCTGTTTATTATCTTCTGTCAAAATAGTTTTTGAACTTTCTGTTCTTTCTATCAAACCCTTATCTTTCTTGATTCTCTTTACTTCTTTTGGAGTATCATTAATGATTTGTTCTGCCATACTAATTTTATCCATAACTTTTTCTTCTTTATTCTTTTTTATTATGTATTCGCCTCTACTTTTTTGAGGTTTAATGTCCTGTGGTTGTTTAATTATAAATGCCATAATACTATTTATTTTTATATATAAATATCAGATTAACCTAAAAAAGAGCATTTATCCTCTATTTTAGAGAGTTTGCTTATTTTAAGTTCTCCGTTTGTTATTATTATCAATGAATCTTTGTACTCATCCCAATTTATTTCAACTTCATTATAAGGTTTCTCTTTTTCAAATTCATAATTGAGTTCAATCAATTTATTCAAGGCGTTAATTGAGAAAATGCAATTGTTTTTCACGTGCATTATAGTAGAATTGCTCAATTTTTTGATAAATTTGTCTTTATCATAAGTTTTGAATGTAACCAGATACTCTTTATCATTGGAACTTATTGAATACACATAAATTTTTTCATAATTTATATAAAATTTGTTTTTAAGTTCCTCCAAGAAAGATAAAATCTTATTTTTACTAACAAACGTACCTATAATAACACCTTTTTTAAGCATTTCTTTTATAAAATTGACATAAAGTATGGTATTACATACTTTTTATTTCCGATTTCTCCCTTTACACTTCTGACACATTGAGAA